ACTCACACTCAGTGTCAAGCTCGCCGATGGCGAGACCTACCAAGTGGTCACGAACCTTTTCGTGATCATCTCGTGGGAACGCAAGATGAAGCGACGAGCCTCAGATCTTGCAAGCGGTTTCGGCATGGAAGACCTCGCATACATGGCCTACGAGGCCAGTAAGCAACAAGGTCATCCAGTACCGATCTCGTTTGATGAGTTTGTCAAGAAGTTAGAAGATCTAGAAGTGGTGGAGACTGCGTCCGCAGTCCCTACCAAGGAGGCTTCCGGCGACAACTAGCAGCTCTGCTAGTTGAGACTGGGTTCTGGCCTCCGACAATTACATTCGAGACAGATGACCTAGCGACCTGCGTTCAGATCATCAACGAGCAAAGACGGAAGAACTAATGGCTGCAGATGTGAGACTTGATACTTACGGTCTGCAGGACGCTTTGAAGAAGATGCAGAAGTTGAATCCTGCGATGCGTCGGACATTGTTGAAGGATACGAAAGCTGCAGCGAAGCCTCTTGTGGATGCGATCAATGCTCGAGTCCCACAGTCGCCACCTTTAAGCGGTATGGCTCACAGAGGTCGCACAGGTTGGGCTGGAGTGAAGAAGGTGCAGATCTCGCTCAACACTCGCAAGCCTCGCAAGGGCTCAATCAGTGCAGGATCTGAACAGATCGCAGTCGTTCGAGTTGTCACTAAGGGCGCTCCAGTAGCGATCACTGACATGGCTGGCAAGGCTGGCGGAACGAAGTCGCGCCGAGAGCCAAAATATCGGCGACCCAATTTCGCTAGCGCGCTTGACCGTATCGGGACACCTTCTCGCTATATGTGGAAAGATGTCGAGTCAATGGCTGCAGATGCTGAACGAGCACTTCAGCCGATCATCCAGCAGTTCATGCTTGACGCACAGAAGGAGTTTTAGTAGTGGCTATTAACCTCCCGATCATCTCCGAGTGGAATCCTGCCGGCATTGACAAGGCCATCGCTGACTTCAAAAAACTGGAGACCAAAGGCGAGAAGGCAGCGTTCGCAATCAAGAAGGCAGCAGTCCCAGCAGGGCTCGCTCTCGCAGCTGTCGGCGCTGTCGCTTTTGATGCTGTCAAAGCGTTCGCCGAAGATGACGCTGCAGCCCAAAAACTTGCCACCACTCTCACCAATGTCACCGGCGCGAACGATGCTCAGGTCAAGTCAGTGGAAGACTTCATCTCCAAGACTTCGGTCGCTGCAGCTGTCGCCGACGACGAACTTCGCCCAGCTCTTGACTCGCTAGTTCGAGGCACAGGAGACATCACAAAAGCCCAAGAACTAATGGGTCTTGCACTCGACGTATCCGCGGGCACTGGGAAAGATCTCGGAGCAGTTTCTGACGCGCTCTCAAAAGCATTTAACGGCAACTTCGGCGCGCTTAAGAAACTAGACCCAGCACTAGCGACACTGATTGAAGATGGCGCATCTGCTGACGAAGTCTTCGCAGCTATGGGCGAGACCTTCAGTGGTCAAGCATCAACTGCAGCGAACACGACCCAGGGCAAGATGAAGAACCTCGGGATTCAGATGGGCGAACTCAAAGAATCCATCGGTGCAGCTGTCGCACCACTCGCCGAGAAACTAATCCCAAAACTGCTTGAGTTCACGACATGGGCTTCCAAGAACAAGGGCCTCGTCGTCGCCATCGGAGCAACGATCGGAGTGTTGGCTGCAGCGATCATCGCGCTCAACGCTGGACTCGCCATCTATAACACGATCCAAGCAGTTACCGCTGCCATCAACACAGTCGCAGCCGCATCATTCTCGGCGCTCTGGGTCGCCACTGGTGCAGTCATCATCATCGGAATCATCGCTGCACTTGTCGCACTCCAAGTTAAGTTCAACATCTTCGGCAAAGCGATAGACGGAATCAAGGCAGGCTTCCTCATCTGGTGGGACACCGTGAAGTTCGTCTTCGGCGCGATCAAAGCAGGCTTCGGAGAACTCAAAGATCTCGGAGTCAAAATCTTTGACGGCATCGGAGGAGCGTTCAAAGGCGTAATCAACGCAGTCATCGCAGGTCTCGAAGGTGGCCTCAACTTCGCCATCAAAGGCTTGAACATCATCCTGGACGGCATTGACAAGGCTGCAGGCCCTTGGGTCAACTTCGGCGAGATCCCAAATGTCAAACTCCCTCGACTAGCTGAGGGAGGCATCACGACAGGCCCAACGATCGCCATGATCGGCGAAAAAGGGCCAGAGGCCATCATCCCACTAGACCGACTCGGAAGCATGGGTCAAGGGATGAACATCACAGTCAATGTCAACGGCGGAGATCCAAACAGTGTCGTCCGAGCACTCCAGCAGTATGTCCGACTCAATGGAGCAATCCCCATCACCACTCGAGCAATGTAATGGGAAAGATCAACTGGATCTTCCAGAATCAGACCACTGGCAACACCTTCACGACCAGTGTCATGTCCGCGAACTATATGTATTTGAGACAGTCCTACAAGGACTATTACTCCGGCGCGAACCTTGTCCTCACTATCAAAAACCAGAGCAACGAAGCAGCAGGATTCTCACTCAACGATCTCATCTTTGTCTATTTTGAAGACAGCTCAGGGAATGACATATGGCGACAGAACTTCTATGTCGATGAGATTGAGTTTGAGGATTACCCTGGCAACACTGGACTCTCCACCGCCACGATCATCTGTCAAGATTGGCTAGCTAGAGCTGCAAGAGTGTTTGGTGGCGGAATCTCTCTACCTGCTGCAAACTCGCTAGATCAACTTGACTACTTCAGCAACGGCGGAGGCTTCACAGGCCCACTACCGCCAGGGATGACTGTTACTGGCGGTAATGGTGTCTCCCAATGCCCTGCAGTGGTCTGGAATGACTCAGTCATTAACAAGATTCAGATCAACCAGTTGACCGAGAACGCTTCCATCGGCTTAGTGTTCCAGAGATGCGAATTGTTTCAACGCTCCGATATTTCTCTCAGTAACAAGAAGTTCGGCCCGAACGCTGCAGCGAACACTGTCGTCTACCAGACCTTCAAAAGGATCAGGGCTGGACAGTCGATCATCAATTTTGAACAGACAAGCAGCACTCTCGGAACTGTCACAGCTTCAAACGCAATCAGTACAAGTGCATATGGAAAATATGCTGAGTCAGTAACCTCAGCCGATTCCACTTTGACTCAACAGACAGGGCTTACAGAGTTCAGGGCAAACACTCAAGCCGACCCACTCTCGACACGCTTCGAGTTGACAGTTCTAGACATCGCGAACGACCGCAACATCTTAGACCCCACCATTGAAGCCTATAAAGGCTTCATAACGCCAATCAATAATCTGGTCTATCGAGTACCAGGTGCAGGAGCGGACACCACAGTCAAAGTCAAACTAGAAGGAATCAATGTCGCCATCTCGCCGAGTAGCACAGTGTTCACCTTCTACTTCAGCCCTGCCGAGTACTACACCATGTTCATCTTGGACAGTTCCGACTTTGGTATCTTAGACACTGACCGTCTCGGTTGGTAAAGGAGAAAACTATGCCCAATCCGAACACAAACTTCTCTGCCGGCGCTGTCTACACAGCGGCTCAGGCAAACCGCTTCCCTCGAGGAGTCATGGGATACGCCGAAGCAACAACCAACTATCTGAACTTCAACGCAATCGGTACTGTATTGACAGTAACTTTCACCGCTGTCCTAAACAGGTACTATCGAATTACCTATCACGAACCTGGACTATTTAGTAACGGCGCTGCCACGAACATCACAATGACAATCGCAAACGGTGCAGCTGCACTACAACAAAGCGTTACCACAGGAAACGTAACCTACGGTCAACAAGGCACAGCGATCACCGTTGAAACTTTTGCCGCTGGTTCAATAACCATCAACGCACGACTTACCAACACTGGCGGAATAAACGCCTCGGCAGGTCGTAACGCAAACACTCCAGCAATACTTCTAGTAGAAGACATAGGCCCGACATGATCTGTTACATCACTGGAGACACTCCAGAAGAACAATCCAAAATGTGCCGGAGTGCAATCAAAGAATTTCTCAATGCATCCGATTGGACACAAATAACCAACAATCCATTGACTCCTGAATACTCGGCAGAATGGGCTGTCTATCGTCAAGAGTTGCGCGACTTCATGAACACTTGGACACCCAGCAACGAAGCCGACCTACCAGATCCGCCTTTGCCATGAAAACACTGCTCGTCGCTGCAGCTCTCATCATCGCGATGACTTTCGTGATCACCTCATGCACTGACCGCACTCGAGGCAACTGTGTCACCCAACCCGAAGCGCCACGATGCGACACCGGAACAGGAGCAACCACACCATGAAGAAATACACCAACTCAGAGATCAAAGCGCGCCTCGTCCTCATGGTCGGACTCGCCCTGTCACTCACTTTCATCATGTCCGTCGGCATGATCCTCTACTCACTCACCTTCGTCGTACAGCCTCTCGAAGTGTCACCCAATGACTCGAAGTCATGGGAGACCCTCTCAAGCGTTCTCCTCGTGCTCGCTGGAGCACTCACTGGACTCCTGGCATCTAACGGCCTCAAAGACAAAGACAAAGACAATGACATCTAGACCGTACACAGGTAACAAAGAAGGCAACCATCCGACACCGCGCGCCGGCACTAAGCGATTCGTGGAGTTCTGCGAGTATTTGTTCGGTGTCAAGAACATCGGCATCTATGCGAATCGCCCGATGCGATCAGGCCCACAGCTCTCCGTCCATGCCTCATTTCGGGCGATTGACTACCGAGGCAGTAAGCCTCAGCGGAAGGCTCTCGTCGAGTTCCTCTATGAGCATCGGGACGCTCTCAACATTGAAGAGATCCATGCTTACGATGGCACTGGATGCCCTTTGACTGGTCTCACAAAGTGGGGAGCAGGCTACCGATGCGATCGTGACGCTTGGAAGGCTTGGACAGCCACACGCAACGGTGGAACTCCTGGAGCTGACTGGACTCATGTGGAGATCTCGCCACTTTTCAGTGACAGTCCGAAGCTTGTCGAGGAAGCGTTCGCTCGAATCTTTGCCGAATGACTTGACATCGCGTCGCTGATTCGGTCAACTGATTGAGCCAAGAGAGCACAGCACAAGCTGAGCCCCGACACTGGAGGCACATAATGCACCCGTTCAAGTTCCTAGCGTTCGTCGCTTTCGCCTATTTCAGCCTGGTCGTGATCTTTGGATCAGGTGGTGACTCACCGCCAGAGACAACTGTGAAAGTTCCTCAGACGGTTCAGATCGTTCCCCTGACCGATGAGCAGATCGCAGACCAAGAAGCCCTCATTGCTCAGATGATCGCAGAGGAGAACGCGACGATCTACGACGAGCCCGTAGAGACCACTACAACGCTCGTACAGCTCGCCCAGATAGATCCTGACACCAAGTGTCAAGAATGGCTACCGCTCGCCGTAGAGATGGGCTGGCCCAATCGGACAGAAGTCCTACAGACCCTCGGTCGCGTCATGTGGAAGGAATCGCGCTGTCAAGCTCTCGCTGTGAGCGACACCAACGATCACGGCCTGACACAGATCAACCAGATCCACGAAGAGTGGCTCTCAGAGATGGGCTGGACACTTGAAGACATGGCAATCCCATCATCTAACCTCCGCTTCGCATTCCTACTGTGGAACGCTCGAGAAGAAGCTGGGAAGTGTGGATGGCAACCTTGGAGCATCTCATGCTGAACTGGCAAGAGTCCGCAGCTTGTCGTGATCTGCCCGTTGACTGGTTCTTCCCCGAAGCAGGTGCGAACTCATGGCATGACCTTCGGAGAGCTGTCGCTGTATGCGAAACTTGTCCGGTCATTGAAGACTGCCTCAAGTATGCGCTGTCCTTTGAGTACCGAGCCCTCCCAGGTATTTGGGGAGGCACTTCGGAGAATCAACGCCGAGGG